TTTGCTTGTGCTGCCACACGTGCCGTGAAAATTATCACCCTCCGCATCAACAGCATCAACGCATCCATGAACTGAAATCCATTTGTTGTATTCTCAACTAAATCATTCGGAGTAACATTCACAGAATTTACCAACCTCTCAAAAAATTGATGCCAGTCTCCATGAGCAAATTCACCGATCTTGGTCCCGTTACCGTTACCGGGATTGTCCTTCGCCCTACCATAAGGATAAATGGAATCTGGTGTGACTGAATTCTTATACTTCAGTTGTCTCATAGCCTCAAATATAATTGATTAATAAGAATCCTATTGTCTGATTTGGTTTCAACTTGAATATCAATTGCCTGAATTCTGTCTTTCGACTTAACAACACGTTTGCAAATTCACCAGGGTACGGACCACCAATGAAGAACGTACTCTTGTAATTCAATCCAATATTGAAATAATTATCCAACGATTCGGTGAGTTGATTCGCTGCCTTGTTGCCCCACAATACTCCATGATTCCCGTCTCCATAACTCACGCCTTCATTATGCTGAACGCTAACTGAAGGATATGTAGTCAATGAAAAAACTGCTGGCGTTTTTGTAGTGAACCCACTTGGATAAGTAGGAAATCTGTTTTCATACACAAAGACATTAAAACCAGCCGCTTGCAACTGTCCCTGCACATAAAGATAATGTTGTCTGGCTTTTATCGTACCCGGATGATTCATCTTCCGAATTATTGATAACTTCCTATCAGTAAGTGGTGTTGCAATGTTAGTAACAAGACCAAGCCTTATTTCCCATGCTGTCGCATCATCGGCTGTAAAATTTACATTGTCAGGCAACGCACTATCAAGAATTGAAATTGCATCTATCAGGGCTTTATGTTCCCTCACAGTAATTGCCGTATGAAGTTTATCCAAATCACCACCCGTTGGCATTTTGAATGCCCTGCCAGTAGGATAGAATCTCCGTGTAAGTTGATTTAATTTTTCAAGAAGCGTCATGTGAATGTCAGCGTATTGAAATCAGGTATGTCTCCATTTATAAATGTGTATGTGGTCATAGAAACCATATCTACTATTAATACAACCGTTCCAAATGATGCTCCGGGGGTTGCTACCAAAATTGCGCTTGTTATTCTGTTCACATCAATAACATCATTCCTGTCTGCAATGATGTCACAGGATGGAACAAAAGGACGGAATGAACCAACCAACTTTTTTAGGGCATTCGTGATTGTAGTCTGAATTGCTACCGTCAAATTCTTATAACCGGGAATCTGAATGTTAATGCTTCTGGTGGTAATAGCCAGGTAGTTTACCTGAAGGACTCCTAGCGGCCTTCTGCCTCGCTCAGACTGAAGTTTGCTTTGGTCGGGGTCAAACTCCACCACTTCTGAAACCCTTAACAGAGTGGCAGCAGATGGTGTCCCTTTGTTATCTACTGAGTCAACCAGATTTGCCTCTACATACAAGTTGATCTCGTTGGAGAAGCCTGTTTTGGCGTATGGGTAGGTTTGCTTAACTCCTGACGCATTGAATGACCAAATACGATAGTCTGTTCCTGCCCCTCCTTGAGTTTCTAAACGATACGATTCAAGTGCCTTCCTGCGATATTCCTCAATGTCCTCGGATGCCTGTGGTACTATAACCTCTACGGTGACTGTGGCAGATGAATTCACATTTGCAATTGGAGAAGTGGCTGTCAATTTATTGCCTATGGCAAGTCTTGAATCAAGTCCTGCTGCAAGTGCCCGAACTGTTATGGTATCTGTTGTGGCAATTAAAACGTAGGCAACATCAAAAATGAATAACCGTCCTGGGCTTGTTGAGTTATCATCGCTCTTGAAGGTCTGTTGTGCGGGAACTGTGGCCCCGATGATTCCGGTAACCTGAATTTTGTATTGTGCGGCCACTGCTGCAAATGGATTCCTGCCAAGTTTGATCCTCCCAAATCTTTCAAGCGTCCCACCACCGGACTCTGGATCAGCCGTGTCAACAAATATGTTCTTCTGTAAATTAGCTATCGCCAGATAATACAGTTTAAACTTCGCTGCTAGTACTGATGAAAGTGCCCGTAAAAAGTTCTTCCCAAACGTAGGGATGTTGTCTGCATAGGTTGCCTCAATCTCTGCAATTACAGAATCATAAAGTTCTTTGAGTTTTGGTATGGTTATCATGCTGCTGCCTCCAATTCTGAAATTGTAGAATCCCAAATATAAATGAACTCCCTTTCCTGTAAGTTATCAATTCTCTTGACTATGATGCTTACTCTAAGTCTGTCTGTTGAAATAATTGTTGCGCTCACCGTGACCTCCGCAAATGAACTCATAAACTGCAAGTCCTGTTTTATTCCCTGCTCGATCTGAACACGGCCTGAACTACTTAATGCAACTTCTTTTAACCGCCTCTCTGTAATTGAATTGAATTGAACACTGCTGTCATTGGGCCACAATAAATTGTTCCCCCAAAAATCAAATCCCTGCTCACTCTCAAGCCTCTTGCTCGGTGTGGATGCTTCTACGTTACCACCGAACATGGCAAGGTAAATCATGTTTTCAAAACCAAAAATCACTGACAAGTCCTTTGCCTTTTTTACAAGGTCACCACCATTGCCAGATTCAATTACTTCTACGTCCATAATTATCTTCTACTTTCCATATCCCATTGTTCCTCCAACTCTAACAGGAACACCAACTGATTCTGTTACTCCACGCAAATAATTAATATTAACTTTCACGTTTCCATCAATAATTGCTTTATCCCAAAACTTCATCTGATGTTCTAGCAACTCATTAAATTTCCTCACGTCAATTTCTTGATCGTTTCTCTTAATGTACTTATTTCCACCTAGCCCCATTGAATCCATTTTTGACTCCCATCCAGGAAATCTTCCGGGGGCATTAAGACTATCTCTTTCATGTTGAACAAGTTGTTGTAAAAGATTTGGTGCAATAAATTTATTTTTAAAACCCATACCATTAGCAAGGTTCCTTCTCCTTCTTGAATTCATTTCCCAAATTTCCTCTTTAGTCATAGGACCATTGGGGGTTGTCTTTATTAATGCTTCGTAAGCTGCCACCAGTGCGAGAATTGCAAGCCCCATCCTTAAAACAGGATTTACATTCATCAATAACATGAAAGCCTTTTGTATTCCAGTTGCTGTTGCTGTTGCTGCTGAATATATTGTCATGGCTAGTGCATTCCCTCTTAGGGCAAATATGCTGGCCCACCCAAGAGAAACAGACACCCCAAGAATAATGTTGTAGGCAACTAACATCCCCCTGAGTACCCATAACGCAGCCCTTGTAATGAGAATCCACTTTACAAGACTTCCAAGAATTTCCAACCACCTTAATGCGCTTTTCGCTGACTCCTGAATCTTTGGATTTAGTTCTTTGAAGGCATCCATTGCTTCACTGGTTCCGGCTGTCAATAGAATCATCCCACGTGCCGCATCAATAATTGCTTTAAGTGCGATTGCGTGTTTCCCTGTCCCATCTTCAAGGGTGAGAATAAACCCTTTCCATGCAGCACCCAATAATGTGATTGACCCTCTAAGGGTATTCAACCTCTTATCCATTACTGTTTGAGCAATGCCGGAACTTTCTTCATCGTATCGCTTCTGCGCTGCCGCAACCTCTTTAAGTTTTGCGGCCAATACAACTGCCGATACAGCACCACGTTTTCCAAACTTGTTGAATGCAGGAGTAAGTTTGTCTGCTTTCTTGGCAATATTTCCCAATACTTCAGCATAAGTGTGTCCACGCCTTCTGCTGTCTATAAAAATATTTCTTAAAGCTGTCGCTGAAGATGAGGCATCAATACCGGCATCAGACAACTTACCAAGTAAAGCCAGTAGATTTGGAAATGTTACCCCAACGGCATTTGCGGCTCCTGATACAATTGGAAGCATTGTCTCCAATTTTTCAAAACTCAAAGCTGTGTCCAAAGTGGCAAGCGTCATCTGATCCATTATCTTTGACATATCGCTCGACTTGAGAGAGTCAAATGTTCTCACCATTGCACCACCAAGCGTTGCGGTCCTGTCAAGAGAAGCATCCATTGCCACCGACCCCCTAACCATCGCTTCGGTCATAGATAAAATTTCATTACCAGCATACCCCAATTTTGCTAGTTCAGTTTGAAGCCCGGAAACTTCTGTGGCCGATCTGGCTGTTGTCAACCCAAGCCGTTTAGCATCATCGGATAGGTTCTTCAACAACCCTGGTGATGAATCCGTCATCACGGCATTCAAGTCTGCCTGTGCCTGTTGAAAATCAGCTATCGTGTTAAATATACTCCTGCCTAACATGACTGCCGCAATGCCTCCGGCAAAAATTCCAAAGTATCTAAGCCCTGTCATGATCGGACTAAAGACCCTGCCAAGTCTCATGAATGCCATCTCTGCCCTTGCCACACCTATCTCTGCCTGTGTCGCAAAACTGGACATACTTCTGCTCATGGCTCTCATTGGGCCGGAAAACCGATTGACGGCAGTAAATATTGTTGGTATGGTAAATGCCTTGCTCATTTTTTAGATTTCATTTCTTCATTGACTTCTGCAACATCATTGTACCAATATAAAATTCCATTCTCATCTTGCTCATCAATAAAAAGGCCACCGATTACATCAGGTGGCCAGTGGTGTTCACGAACAACGGATTTGATTACATTTTCAATATCACTTTCACTCAGAGAAAAAAAACCATTATCGCTCCGGCCACAGCATAGTCATCAGTGAGCAATTTTCCAATAAGGGCTTTGGGTTGTGCCGTGATGGCTGCAACGTAAGCAAACGTCATTCCCATTGTGTCACCAGATTTCACACTTGCCATTTGAAGCCTTATCGCATCCATCTTCACCCTGGGTTTGAACTTCAACTCGATTATACCTGATTCTTCTTTCTCTGCCTCAATTGGAAATTTTAGCGAATACGTAAACACAAAAGTTTTTGAATCAAGAACAAGAGAGCCATCACTTATGGCTTCAATGAGTATATCAATCTGGTCCTGATAGTCGGTCCGCTTTTTTTCGCTGACCTTCTTACTGTCAAGCCATGAGTTTACTTCTACTTCAGATGCTTCTCTGGAAACTTTCATGATATTTTCTTCAGGCTACCTCCACCTGAAACCTTCAAAGGGAAAGTCGCTGCGTTGCCGTTGCCTTGCTGATCTCCAACAGGAGAACCTAATCCCTGATAAACAGAACCGTTGATGTGAGTGAATGTCCATGTGGCATCCTGGGTGTCACCAGCCATTTCTACTATTACTTCAAGTTCTTTGGCGATATTCATATCCCAAGCTACAACCACTTCAAATGACCAACGATTGCGATTGAGTTTCTTAATGTTCGCTCCACCACCATCTACCATGTTGGCATCGTCATCACCCCGGAATCCACCTAAATCAAATGTTGAATCTTCATTTGCCTTTGGAAAGATGGTCCCACTTTTCCCAAGACCAGCGTGATTGTAGGTTATCTCAATAATATCACCACCAACTGCTCGTCCCATGAATTTTTAGTTTAAACGGTTCCAAAATTAAATCCCGCCTCTGCTGTCGTGCTTGCAATTCTTGCGAAACCACTTCTCTTATAGCGGAAGAAAGTTTCCAGTCTGTCAGGATTAGTCGTACTTATATTCACTAAAATGCTGTCCTGCATAAACGCTGAATCAACAATGAGTGCCCTGAGTGCCAAGTCATCAGCATAACCACTCAACACCGCATCCCACTGCTTCGGCTTGACAACCTTGTTTGCAGATACCGTGTCTCCGTCTTTGGAAATTGAATGGTTAACTACGTGTATTTGCTCAAGTAAATAATACCCAAAACGCACATTGAAGTCTATGTTCAGGTTCCTGCAATAACGGAACTGAGGAACAATCTCTCCAATTGGATGATAGGTTGTGACAAAATCCTGCACTTGATACCTCCCTGCAACAAGATCAACTGTTGAACATCCCTTCTTCACGATTGAATCACGGAATGTATAAACAACCATTGACCCAATACTTATCGGTGTCGGCATATCAGGATAGAATGATCCGGCAATATCAAGATTTGGATTGTCCTGTGCCTGACGTGCAAATAACAGAGTAGCGTTTGCTGCGGCTTCCATTGGTAATCCGGTTGACCCTGGTGCTGGCGCAATGGCAATAGTAACATTATTCAGTCTTGGATCAGTTACAGAAGAAGGATCGTCTGCAACGGAGCCAGTGATGGCAATGAATGGCTTCATAATGAGTGCAGCATACCGTCCAGAAGGAGTTGATGGATCAGGAATACCATTGAATGCTTCAAGTGTACTCATAACGGCTGACACAGCCCCGTATGAATTTACAACAATAGTATTCCAGCTTGCACCAAAAAGATCAAGTGCTGGTTGAACGCTTGGTGTTGCGCTTCCGGCTGTTTGATTTACAACGGTGTACGTCAAACCAAGTGTAAAGTCCCCACGATCAACAACTACGTTCAGATCGTTTGCTGTAAGCCCCTTCCATTTACTTGTTAGGATTGCATCATATCCTGAATTGTATGCTTGCATCGGTGAACCAAGAACTGCATTTATTGCATTTGAAATTTTAAGCGCAATGCTAGCTGACGAATCACCTGTCACAATATTCAAATCGTAAAAAGTTCCGTCAACACCATCACGTCCGGCAATCTTCAGTTTGTGGGTTCCATTTCCGGTTGCAACTCCAGAAGCAGAAACGAGAATAACTTTTGCTGACGCTCCACCAGCTTCGGCTTGTGGATAAACAACTACCGGAATTCCACCAACACCATCACCACCTGTCGGGCGAAGGATGCGAAGGATAGTATAGATCGGTGAGCCATAACCGTAAAATTGTCCGGCTTGCTGGAGTGTCGTAATTTCTTTTGGGGTGAGGGAGAGTGAGGCTTGATTAGCATTGTTGGCTTCTGCAATAACCGCAATCCTATGAGGGAGGTTGGGCGTTGTGTTACTGAAATTACCCTTTGTTATTTTATACCCAACGACCCTGGATACTCTCTCGCTGCCCACTGCATCTGAAGCCATTCGATTTTGCGGTTATTTCCGTGTTATTACACAACGAAAATGCCATGCAAATATCTATGAGCATATTTTTATCCGTATTATACGGACAAAACATCACCGATACCAAAAAAGTCCTCAACCACAATGAGTTTTTGGTTGCCCATATCTGGAATTATAAATCCTGTCGGGTCTGAATTAGAATCCAAATGTGAGTAGATGTCCAATAGGCCAGTTAGTTTGTTCCCTTGCTGTCCGGCTGACGAATTTCTTGCCTTTCGCTTTATATCATTTCTGACCCAGGAATAATGGTGCATCGGAGTTGAAAGTATTGATACATCAGCTTCATTGATTACCCTTGTCGGGTCCACGTAGTATTTATAATTGAATCCATATCCAGAAGCCGTGTGATCCTTTAAGTGATGAATGAATGGAACGTAGTAATTGTCTAATGTTTCAAGCCTCCATGTTGGTTTTTTAAAGTAAGTATAAATTGGGCAGACCGAACCGGATGATCCAAGTTCCATGTATTCCTCAAAAGACTTTCCAAAATCTTCATAGTACTCATCAACGTCAATGTGGAAGAAATGTGAACATCCATTCTTTCTTGCAATTGTTATTCCTATGTTGCGCTTGTTCTGCTCGTTGAACGTCCCACCCATTGCTATCGGGGTGTATTTCTCATAGATGACAGGACAATGGTATGCCTCAACATCTGAAGTGTCAATATCGCTCAATGGGGCAAACGGTTCTCCAAAATTTGAGGTGTTCTGATATACAATGATTATCAGATCAACATGATTTTTGATGCAGTCAATGGAACCTTTTAATAATTCAACGCCATCCCAAATGTTGTAAATAGCAGTAAGTTTTTTTACTTCAATCATATCATTTTGGTGTAAATGTTATCAGTCATTTTTCCTGGTGTATCAGGTAAATAGAAGTTTCTACTTTTCCTTTCCAAAAATACTTGCCTTCCTTGTTCAAAGTGTGCATCAGCACGTTCGCTCACCTCGTCCTTGATCCCACCAACCGTGTAGTGATTGTGCTTGAATGGAATGTCACAAACTAATTTTCTTCCGGTTAGTTCCGCTACACACGTCATTTCAGTATCGCAAAATCCGTGAAGGTATTGTGGGTTGTAGATGTAAAGGAATCTATTGTAGTAATCCCGGTCCATGATCGGAAGTGTAATAACCCAATCCTGAATCCCGTCTTGTGTTTTGATAATCCAGTCTCGTCTTTCGCCAACGAAGTCAAGAATGTATTTTCCCCAATCTTCTGGACACTCAAAGTCATCTGAAATCACAATAAATATATTTCCGTGTGCCTCACAAGCACCACCATTGATTGCGTCAATCGCTGAACGGTTGTCATGGAACCTTGTTATGAATCGCTTTAATCCAGAATGAGTATGCGTTAGGTATTTAGTTTTTTTCGGATCGTCAATGTCAAGACTCAGGATATACTCTACGTCACATCCGGCTTTTGAAATCCACTGCTCGGCAGTTTCAAATGCTTGGTCTGGTCTGGACCGTGAGGGATGAATGATGCTCACCAAACTCATATCTTGAAATCAGTTACATCAATTGTCATCGAACATATTGTTGCCCATGCTCCACCGGTATTCTTTGAAATCAAATCTTGGTAGTACTTAAACTTTTCAATAATTGGCCGAACCTGATAATCAGACGAGTTCCATCCAACTGGTTCCGAATCGTGAACAACAATTATTTGAGCATGGATTGGAAATTGTTTAAATAACTCTAATGCTACTTTTCGATGTTCTCCAGGTGCTTCATCAACAAGTACCACTGAGTATTGCATTTTATAAAACCAAGCCATAAAGTCCCAATCAGGACAATAGTTGGCCCCAAACTTTTTAGCCCACTCTTTGTTGTTGTCGAAAGAGCAAAGTTGCAATCCTTCGTCTTTGCAATACTGCTTTAGGTATGGAGTGCTGCCATTACCACAGCCCATTTCTAAAACAGGAAGTTTCAGATGCTTTGTTGCTTCCAGTGCCGGATACAACAATAGTCTGTGATTACTCCACTCATCTATTCCGGTTGTGAATTCTTCTTTTGTCATATCAAGTCTTTTACTTTTGCCATTCTTGAAAATACGTTTATTTTTCTTTGGCCGACAAGTGGAAGTGTGTCTGTTATTGCAAGTAGGTCCTCCTTGTCAATCATGTAGCGATACTCGTTCCTGATTTCAACAGGTTCCCCTTTTGCAATTTTGTTTCGGATAAAATTCAAGAACGTGTTTGGGTTTGTGTCCCATGAAATATTTCCCAAGCGAATGATGTTGTAGTTAGGAAAAAGTTCAATTACCAACCACTCCATGTTGATCTTATGCAGGTAATAATCTTTTTTGCAAGTATAAATACCGATTGAACTAAAATAGAACAGGCACAAGTCACGTGGTTGTGACTTCAATAATACTCTCTCTCTTTCCCATTCATTTGAAGAGCCAACAATTGAACTATTTGAAATACCGGACGCAAAAAAGATTGCCCCCTCTCTGTCGTTTAAAACCCTAGCTATATTTCCGTTTCCTATTATTGCCATACCTTCATTTATTTCAAAACACACAAAGAATCCCAATAATTAAACCCGGCTCCGTGTTGAGTTGTGTAATCATGTTTCACAAACTCATAGCCAAGTGATTTCAGTTTATTCTCCATCATGTTCATTTCAAAAATCTTATATGCTCCGGTATGCAGATGAAACTCAATACTTAACTGTTTTGCTGGTGGTTCATTCAGACTCATAATTATTTCATACTCACTTCCCTCTATATCCATCTTTATCAAATCCCACATTTTCACATTGAACCTCTGTGAAATTGATTTCAGGGTGTAACAATCAATTCCGGTTCCCTGTCTATTAATTTTTGTAGCTTGTTTATCATCAATATTAATTATCCCACATAACCCATCAAAATCGCTTACTGCACACCGAAGATACGGGTGATCGGACCCAAGATCATCAATGTCAACAGAAACTACAATGTGATTTGCCATTTCATTAGCGAATCTAAAACCACGACATCCTAAATCGAGAATCTTAGCTAAATCAGGAAGCAAATCAAGATCAACGGAATGTTCTGCAATAACTGAAATCATTTAAAGTGCTTTTTTATAAACATAGGATTATTCTCTATGCAGTATCTTACTTCGGGTGCGCTGACTGGATGAAGGTGGTGACCGTACATTGACAAAGCAAGACACGCTTCATCATAACGATGTCCCTGAAGCTGTTCACTTGCCGCTTCCACCTGACTCCCAAAACATCCAGCTTCCTCTGACTCCTTCCATAATATAAAAATAGATCGTACTCTCATGTCGTGAAAATTGAAATAGTATAAACTACCTCCTACAAGGTTCCATCCAAGTTGCTCAACAACGTATGAACTGGTCTTGAAAAAATTACACGCCTTCACAGAAATACAATTGTGCAGTTTGTTGTCGTCTTTCACTGCGACCATCCAATAATCCAATAGGTTGTCAATCTTGTCAACAAGAATCATTGCTGGATCAAACCATATTACTTTTTTAAATCCAAACTCCAACGCTTCCTGAATAGCATGGACCTTAAATCCGTACAGCGAATCAAAAAATTGTTTTGACTTCGCTGGAAGGCGGTCACGGAAGAAAAGCAAGTTTGCATTTGGGTAGATGGCAAGTATTGATTCCTTCAGTCGATCCTGTTGCTCAATATACTTCTCTCCGAAGCCAACACTGACAAATACTACATCATCCATTTATTTGTATGGTCAATGAACCAAGTAAAATCTTCGTTAGGCCAAACCTTCCTCAGTAATTCAAGTGTAGCATCAAACTTAACATTTGCTGGCTCGTAAAGCCCTCTGAATAAGTGGCAGTCAATCAACTGTTGATGGTCTATCGTCCATGCGCTCCTGTCAACCCTGCCTACCGGATAACCGTTGGTTAATGTTCCACGTGACACAAAAACCTTTTTAAATTGAGTCTCATTGAGCCTTTTCGTTATTAAATCTTGGTCACTGACCCATCGCCTAACCGGATCGAAGTCAGCCCTGGCTTGTGGTAGGGTATCAAGATCACGCTTAATAAGAGCATCGTAATCGTTTCCAGAAAGTCCCATTACCTCAACCCACCTATGCTTATTCATCGCAATGTAACAGATGGGATAATGAACGTAACCTGTGAGATCGTGCCCGTAGATCGTTATATCACCGTCCTGTGGGTTCCAGTAGTCGGAAAGAGGAATCATGTCAACGTCCCCCGTCATAATTATTGGATCACCATTCAATGAAATGGCTCCAGCATAAAGTCTTGACACTTGAGCAATCGTATCAGACCTGTATCCGTCAATTTCCTTTAATGGAAAAACTAATGGTGTTTCCACTCTGAAATTTTCAGGAACTACACCGGAAGTAAAGACAATAGGTGTCCACCCAAACTTTCTCCATGCCCAACAGGTGAGGGGCAAGTAGTACAGATATTCTGGATTCTCGTTGACCGAGAGAACTATATATTTTTTCATTGCTGCCAATAAAATAATCTTGAAAATTCTTTTTCAATCGGCTGATACTTCCAGTCGTAAGCGTCCCACCGCTTGAAGTACCGTAGAACTTCCATGTCAACAACTCCGGCAGAGCCAATGTGTCGGCAGACAAGGTTTGATTCCCAAAGAGTAGGATCAACTTGCGGTAACCGGATTAATGGAACTTCTGAAATAATACGTCCAGCCGGAAATCCTGCTCCCTGAATTTTGTGAAGCATCGTGCTTGGTGCAATATACTTTCCCATTCTTTCATTCATCAACTGCTGATCGCTTCCTCTCTCAGAAAGGTTGTAACCAGAAATCATTTGTTCCCATGAAGTCCATCCCATGATTGATTTCAGGTGAGCCGTTTCAAATCCAACCATACCACCCATTAATCCTCCGTGAGCCGGATTGTCATTGATCGCATGATGATGGTAGTCAGACTCAAGCCACTGCTGAACGCACTGCGCCTCTCTGTACGTTGTTATCGAATCACAATCCCTGCACAGTACGTGCGTAATGTCAGCAGTCCACACTGGCTTCATCCTCCAAATCATTCCTTCACAAAGTAGTGGACTCACTTCGTTCACGTGAATATCAAGATTATTGTTCTCAATAAGCCATTTGAATAATCCAGCAAACTCATCGTGTGTGACACGATCAACTTCCAAATGAGTTCTCCAATCAGGGAACATGAGATTGTTCATCCTGGCATTAAAATAAAATCCACGAACGTATGCAAGTCGCTCGAAGGGTAGTGCTGAAGGATGACTGAAAAGGGCGTAGGAAATTAATTTACCCATAACTTTCGCAGTTCAAGTGCGTATTTTGGTTCTCCTGTAAAATAGTGATAAATAATTTCTGGAATAGGATACATTGTTTTCAGCGCACCTGCCGCAGTAATGGCAAGTGAATATTGTCCGTCCTCTCCAATTGTCATGTTTTGATACTTGATGTCTTTGATTGCATCAAGCCTTGTAAAATTCAGATGGTTTGGATTTCTGTAATAAAACTTTTCATCCTGATACCATTCCTTGTGAATTAATGAGTGATGAAATGGATTACCACGAACACCATTAAAATATATTTGTCCCCACAACTCTCCACAGTCCATCCCGCTTTCAGCCACTTCAATTCCTCTCTTAATATATGTTGGTCCAACCATATCATCGTCATCAACGAAACTAACGACCTTTACTCCTAACAGTCTTGCTTGCTCAAGTAATTCATTACGCTTTTGGCCGGTTGTCTTTTCTCTTGAGTCCTCATTTTTTAAAATGAAAACCTCATTTTCAACCGTTGATGCTTGCGACTGAAGTTCTTTGGACACTCGATCAAATAATTCTTTTCGATCCGTGAGTGTGCAGATTAAAATGGCAAGTGATGGTTTCATGGTTTTTTTGTTTTGAATTCATCCCAAAGTGTGTGGCCTTCTATTTCAAGCCCAAAGTTACTATTCAATCTTCTCCAATATACCTCCAAGTCGTGCGGAGTTGCAAGTGAATTCCTACGGTATGTTTCATCATCGCTTCGTGGGGTCCATGTTGGATGCTGGTGCAAGAAAAGAACTTCAGGGAAGTAATGATGTCTGCCTCTGGCTCTTGCTACAAACCACGCTTCGGCATCCGATGAAAAAGATTTGTACTCAGGGTAGTAAATGTAATTGTCCCTCTCATAGTAAGTTTTCCCAATGATGCTCATGCTTGCCAACTTGTCTCCAATATATCCATCATTGAAGTGTGCAAAAAAATCAAGTGAGTCACCCCAAACTTCTTGAATCATTTTTACCATGATGTCATCCCACCCGTCAACTATGAACATCATGTCATCGCTCATGTTGATGAGTATATCCCAATTTCCCATTTGGTCAATGTCCCGATTGATCGCATGAATTTTACTTTCTGACTTTCCGTAGATAATCACAACAGAAAAATATCTTTCAACGAACTTCCGAATGTCATCATTGTTCATTGTAGGATCGTCCTCATCGGCAGTAACCAAAATAATAATACTCCTGGTTCTCTTTGTCCCCAAGATGTTGACGATGGCTTTCTTAAACCATTCTGGTCTGCCCCTTGTAGCAAATTTTATTAATATATTGCTCATGGCTTTGTAAAAATAGCAGTCACCCAAACAGAATGGTTCGGTTGATGATGCAACACAACGGGCCAGTCTTTCAAAAGTTCATCCGTCTGTGAAGCATCGTAGTTCTCACTTTCAAAATTGTCAATGATGAGGAACCCACCACTCCTGATGTTGTCTAAACAATTCCTGACACATTCCTCTCGGTCAATACCATCAACGATGATGCAGTTATATTCTCCTGAGTCCCCACCAGACGCATTCACATACGATTCTTTATTGTTTATGAAATAACTACCAATTGCATTTGCCCATTCTTTATTTGATTCAACCCCTCTGAGATCACGACAATTAAGCAGCCACCAGATAGTGGAATACCCCGTACCAAACTCAAATACCTTCCAGTTCTTTGTGTCCTGTGACTTCAACCACTCCAATGCTGGAAGTGTGTACCAGGGCATCACTAATCCAAGACATTCTGTGTCTTTATACTGCCATATCAGGTTTGCTTCTTGTATCATAATTTCCAGAATTTATACCATGGTTTTTTTTGTTTTTGTTTTATAAGTTCTCTGATGGCTTCTTCAAAAACTTTAAATCCATCACGGAGGTCATTGTACTCCTTGATAGTAATTTTTACATAAGGCTCTTTCATACATTTTTGAATTTAGTGTAAAACTGAAAACTTTCTTCATCTTCCATCTGGATCGTGTTGTGCAAAAATCCACTGTCATCATTAATGTAACGCTCAAGCTGGTCAATGTGTGCAAACCCACCACACTTCCCAATACCATGTTTCATCCCTACTGATATTATATGTGGTTGCCAGATGAGTCCTCCTTTTTTATAAAGTTGTTCCCATAGGGTAATATCTGTGTACGGCTGATCGTCAACGGGCCAATCAATAATCTGATTTGGTCTGATAAACGTATTCATCGAACTAGACCTCTGTTCGTGATACATCGTGTAGTACTTCTGCATCCGAAGGTGATAGTAGATCGTGTAGTTTGTTCCAAGAATCAATGGCATCCCGGTATCAAGCCACTTCTTTGCGTGAATCTCCAAATACTTCGGACTGTACCAGTCATCGTTCTCAATGAAGGCAATCAGGTCAAGCCCTCTGTTGCACAATCTGTCGTACCCAATCCGGTAACGATATGTAATGTCAATCTTATCGTCCTTTGGTGGATCATTGACCAGTTCAACTATTTCCGGCTGAAGCGTCTGATCCTTCATCATTCGTAAGCAGTTAGCCAAAAACTCTGGCCTGTCATTTCTATCTGGAATCAATAAGCCTATTTTCATTTCTTCAAAACTAAATTCACGTAATCCTGCCATGTGTAGTTCTTTATCTTTAGTTCCCGGCAGACTAGCGAAACTAAAATATCTTTCAATGCCATCCCATAAACTCTCAAATCGAAGCAGTGATTTTGAGAAATGGAACTCTTTTTCACCCACCTTGCAACCATCGCTCCATTTGTCCTCATTTCGGTCACCCGATGTTCTGATTCGTAATGTGAGAAAAAATTCTTGAATCCATACAACCCACCTGAAGGTTGTGGGTAATTCATAAATCCAGGAGGCTGCTTCTCACCTGAACTCTCATCCCACTTCAATTTCATCAAATCAGCCAAATCGTCCTTTACCGCATTCACTTCAACCAAAAACAGTTTGCTTCGCTCCTTTGCGGTATGGAAAGCCGGAATGTCTGCAACAGTAGATGATCTGGAATAAACCTCCACATCCTTTCCCTTTAGCCCGATCACATAAGTATTTGCCCTGTCAACGAAGGCATAAGCATGGTTTGAATGGAACCCACAGTCAACCCCGGCAATGAACACCTTCATCTTCCTGTCATTGTCGGTCATGTAAATGGTTCCTAGTATATTTTCAAACTCAGGCCATACGCTATACGCCTTCCCACGTTGATATGTCCAATGGAAACGATCATCCTTATTCACTCTATTTCCTTCACGTGGCACAAAGGTTCCTATGGAGCCATGAACCACGCTGTAAGAGGCTCCGTTCTCAGACCATGCAACAATTTCCCAATCCAGACGTGCATCATCCTCATTTCCGTTCAAGTCGGCAGCACAAGTGAGTAAAACGATCTTCCCATTACCATCCCGGATAGAAATTTTCTCTGGAACAATCCTGGGATCGTAAGGCCGGATGTTGCGCTGAAGCTGATTTGCCTTCGGTGCTTCCCCCTCCCTTTCATAAGGTTCACCGAGTACAAGATTCTGAAAGGCTTTGTACTTGTCCTCTTTTCTCGGTGCATCTTGAGGACAGGCTTCCAAATATTTTCTGACATAAAATTGCCAGTCGTACATCTGAGTCGGAGCATAGAGCGAAGAAATGTGATATGAATAGTACCCCTCCTGTGATGGCTCGGCAGTGGGAACCCACTTACCCGCTATGTTCAACTCATCTTTGTCAGTATCATCGAAAGCATTCGCACACTTTTGACACACATATTCAACGGTTCCGGGCAATAAGTGACCATGATTATCTGTTTTCCATATCATTCCACCTTTTTCCCGACCATCTGTGCCCTCAATTTCAACATTCCACTTTAATACGATGAATTTTCCACATTTAGGACACGGAATGTGATAGTACCTCTGGTCACCAAGTAAAAAAACTGGCTCGATGTTCGATGTCTCTTTCAACTCAGGGGTGGAAATGTAGAACAGCTTCATCTTCTCATAGTAGGCGGCAAATCGCTGTTCTATCATGGTTGTGGTGCTTCCAGATTCCTTCGATGACATTTTTGCGGCATCAAAGTCATCAATGAACCCAAATTGCACTGATCTCTGCCGAAGCAACTTGTGATTTGATGCGCTCCCTGCAATTAGGCTCCCTCCAGGAAATTCTTTACTCCTGTTGGTGTCACCCGTCCTCATGTTCTTGGTCCGAAGGATGCTCGGCTTTATGAGTGGTCGAAGTCCACAACTATCAATCATCTGGTCCACCTTCTTGTTCATGGCTTCTTCAACCAATTCTGTGTGACCCGTAAGAAATAAAATATTCCCCGGATTCTGTGCAATGATATAACCGATACCAGATTCGATTACACAGGTTGAACATCCATTTTGACTTCCTTTCATTACAGCAATAATTCTTGACGGATGGTATGGTGATAAACAATTAAGAATCTCACGATAGTATGGTGTCCTTGTAAAACTGAACTTCCCAGGAAACGGGGACACGTCAGTTGTCATAACCCGGTGCTTCTCCGTCCAATCACTAGGAAGAATGTTTGAAAGCTGAATTTTTGTGCTTTCAATTATTTCAAGAGCCTGGCTTTTGTACTTCGTCATTTTTTTGACCGCTTCTTCTTGTCGTGTTTTTCTATCTCATGCAAAAGCCTCAATGAACTCCACCCCTCTCTGTCACACTTTTTTGACATCCATTTTGGAACCGTGACAATCATTGTTACCGGTTGCGTTCCTTTCGTAAAGAGTGTCTCAATTATATCTGATAAATCTGGTTGCGTTCCAACTTTCATTTCTTCTGCGAATACGCCTTCACAATATTTTCCACATTCTTTGAACTGCTTTCTGCACTGTCATTTACTGCTGCGTTGATGATGTCCACTAACTTCTTTCTCAACTTTGCCGTTTCCTCCCGACTAAACTTTTTTTTTTACTAATCTCAACAATAAGGTTTTCGGCCCCCTGCTGGAAGGAAATAGTAACGCTCCTGAAATGCTGTGTGAATAAGTCCCGAACAAGGGAGGTGGGAATTAAGTACCCCTCCTGTTTTTCCTTCTTCAGTTTTAAGAGTTGAATACTCTCCGTCAACTGCTCTGTTTCAAGCTGGCGTTTCTTCTGATTCAAAACCGAATATTCCTCAACCCTCTTTGCCTTCGCCTCCTGCTTGTTAATGTACTCCTGGGCCTTTGATTGTTCTGCCTTCGTGAACTTCTTTTCTTTGACATCAATATGAACTGCCCCTGCCTTCGCTTGGTACTTCTCTAAAAACTCTGCATTCTCCGGTAACTGATCGTCAATCTTTTTGTTGATTGAGACTACCTTACCCCTCTTGATGTAATTGCTCAGGTCTTTTGTTTTAAGTCCACAGATAGCAGCGAATTCTTTGTTACTGTGAATCATTTCATGTGTTTTAAAATATGAACAACACAATCCACATTCCATCCATTGCCTAACATTTTGTAACGCTGGGAATCTGAAGTGTGTGCTGTAAAAAAATCGGGTACTCCCTGCAACCTCTCACATTCTATCGGTGTCAATCTGCGGATCATCCCTCCACCTGGCAACTGTGCGGCAAGGTGCGGACTCTTGCCCTCTGGATTGTAAACTCTATTTTGCTGGAATGGTTGCTGACCTCCACTTTCAAGCGATGGATTGATCTGAATGACTCCGTGATTGGTGTGCCACGAATTACCACTCATCGTTGGGGACTTCTCTGTGTGTTCACCCCCTTTGTTCTTGCCACGGGGCCGTTGCAAGATCATCGTCCTTGATCCGTGATTGTCATGCCCCTGTTTTTTTTTCGGTTTACCATTAATGTCGGTAATTAATGTAGTCCCCGAATCTACACTCAACTGGCCGGAATTGTTCTTCGTATTTAAACAACCCGTCTTATCAGGATTGATCTTCGGCTCCAAATACTCCTTCCTCTGAATCCTCGCCAACGCCTTCTCACTCAGATAGTACTTCTCGTCAACCTCGGATTCCAGGATGTCCTTCAAGACAATACCCCTATCCTGGGGCTGCGGAATACTCCACGACACATGACCGTACATATCTGAAGATTCAATTCCAAAGTTGCACCAAAACAATCTCACCCGATTCTGTGCTGATACCAACGCTGCATTAATCTTAATTGGATTCACGCCAAGCCTCCGACTGATTTCAATTTCACATTTATTGTCCATAGGAACATTTTCTAAAATGAAATAGACCTTTGGATTAACTGCTTTACAAATATCCAATATCCTGAAGTAGTCCATTATTAGCGCACTTCTTGGGTCAGCAAACTTCAATCTCTTGCCAGCAACACTAAAGCCCTGACAGGGACTCCCGCCCATCAATAAATCAATTCGTGGAAAACTTCTACCATCAACCTTCGTCACGTCACCAATCTGAATCGTATCAGGATAGTTAGCCATCGTCACCTTCATCGCAGACTTGTCAATCTCGGAAGCAAAATATTGATCGTATTTGATACCTGCACGATTAAGGGCAATCTGACCACACGACATCCCATCAAAGAGCGAAAGAACATTCATTAAAAAAATAATTTCAAAAAAGTGTTGAATATCTAAAACCCTTTCTACAACCTTTGCGTATTAATACTCAGAAGCAATTCCCGCTTCATCCCCCCAACTCTCTCTCCAATCCACAAATATAGTAATTGTCGCCAAAACCAGACGACAAATGGCGACAATTTTTGTTTTTTGCGTAATGAGGTCGCTTCGTGCGGCTTCGCATCCTTTGCGTGTCAGGTTTTGGGCTGTCGGAGTACCTTGTCAGTGTCACAATGTCATGGCTATAGGACTGCATTGCGTGCGATATGGGAGGGCTTTACTTATTAGGGTGTATTGCCTGCTTGTTTTGTATGCGTGTCTGTAATGGACTGTAAATAGTGCATACCAAGGCATACTATACCTTACAAGCCTTTGACCCTTTGCGTGGTGGCTTGTCACTTGCATTACGTTTGCATTTAAGCTGGCTTATCTGTCTGGATGGTGTTATCCTATACCCTGTATGGATATATTAGGGCAATAAAAAACCCGTCATAATCAAATGACGGGTTCGGTTTGTTGGATTGTGGCTTGCCTTATCTCTTGCCTACCGTTACCTCTCTTTTTGAATGGTCCAGGGTTGCCACATGAGTGCTGTAACTAATAACCCTGTTACCTTCGATCCTTAAATTTTGATTGTATTTCATGTTGTTTTGTTTTGATTCATGAGGCATAAACAGCCATACCAGAAAAAATATAGGCCATCAGTGCCACAAAACAGCCAAATGCAAGATAGCAAATAGCTGCAAATGTTTTGTTCCTTCTGGTAATTTCTTCTGCTTGAATTTCTTTTTTCATGTATCCAGGAACAAAGTTTTTCAGTAAATCGCAAAAGGCAAAGTAAAATAGGTTGCCGGTTGGCAAACTAAATGAGTAAGTGCCGGTTTTTGTTTTTACGATCCATTTTTCACCTTCCATTTTTGTCCCTTCACTGAATGGTTTGGCATCCCTATCAATAGGTGTATCCCAGATTTGCCCAAAATGGAATTCCCTGGATTCAATTACCACACTCATAATATTACATAGCATGGATGCAATCATTGCAAAAATTTCTGAAAGAGTTTTTGCGTGCATCCTTTCGGTTGTGTTTGGTTTCCCAATTCCAAACGCTGTTAAAATTTCAATTTGTTTCATGGCTTTTTTGTTTTTGTGTTATCAATTTGTTATGTCAATGATCCATAATATCAGGATCAGTATTACCAGGGTCACAACGTCTTCGATTTGTGAATAGATTTTTTTCATGGGTTATCGTTCTAATTTACCGTTCTCGGTGAATTCATATTCATTTGCCTGGATTGTTTCAATTATGGCTTCGCTGCTTTGTAAGGTGTTCGTAGTCCTTTTGCAGAATTATTGAATAGTCCTCCAAAATTGACTTCAAAAATTCATCCTCCAATTCATCCAGTTCATTATCAAATTTGACTTCATTATCCTCAATGACAATATCCGTTTTTTTGCCATCTGAATATTTTGCCACCAGTTCATCCCTATCTGAAAGGAATTGCTTTGCTGTCTTATGGGTTTCACAATCTTTGCCATGTTCTGAAATAATACTTTCAGCCATTTCAGGATAAGAAGTAATTATTTCACCGGTTGCGTGCCTGTTACGATCCAGGCCAAAGCTGGTCAACTTCAAACCAATATTTTCAGCATCCTCATAAGTTGATTCCCACCATTCATAGTCTGTATTAATATCAGATAGACCTTCAATGGCTTTTTGTTTTGCCTCCTCAGATAGTTCATCGAAGTGATACAATTTTGTTTCTTTAATTCTCATGGCTTTTTTGTTTTAATTATTCATTTGTTGCAATTATCCTTACTTCATTTGGTAAGTTGTTTTAAGTCTCTTTTTTTACAGTTCTCCATTTTGGAAGAACGAATGATAACACCCAATTCACTTAACTGCCATAGGTGATTAATCCCATTTGGGAGTAGGCCGCGCGCTTTTAATTCCTGTTTTGCCATATCCTGGTAGTGATCCCCATAACCGTATTGAAAAGGTAACAAAATAGTTTGTTCTCCCTTCATTTGTAAGTTAATAATTAGCCTTGCTGCAAAATAGGAATTGCCATTAATACGGTCCATCCATTCAAGTGCTATAATGTCAATAGTCCTCATTTTTGTTTTCATTTGATTTTGTGTTTTGTGTTTTGTTTCTTATTCAAACGTGAATGTACTGAATAGGTTTTAAATACTTAACACAAATAGCTGTTTTTTTTAATCCAGAATTAAACCTGGTAAGACAAAAACTTACCAAAATTCAACCGGCATAGGGGTTGTAAGTTTTATGATTTTTCCAACCCCCCTCAGTGGTTCGGAAAATAATGACCAACCGTGTTTACCTTAGTGGTTTGATTTTTTATGCAGGAAGTGATTTCCCTGACTGAACTTCAAATTTGCGATAAAGTTCTGGATCATGTGCCTGGATGAATTCCAAACAATATTCAATATTTCTCAGCGACTTCCACGCTTCTCCTTTCGGATTTTCTATTGCTAAATTACAAGGGGAACAAGCTGGAAAAAAGTTCTTTGGATTCCATATTAATTCTGTTTTGTGAATCACCTTACACCTGGCTTGAGCAATTATGTGCGCTGATCCGTTGCACATTGCCCCGCATCCTTCGCAGTGCTTAGTAGAAAGTCCGGCATACCTTTTCTCCCTGGCTCTTTGATATTTCCAGTCTATCTTATTTTGTGAAACCCTTGATCCATCAGAACAGTAATAGAGGTTCGGAGTTTTATGCCTGATCGGATTTCCCTGAATGATTTCTTTTTTTCGCCTCTGAGATACTTTGGGAAGCTGGTATGATTTGATTGGCTTGTTTGAATTGCGCTCTGCCTTGCGCTCGTTTGCCCCACAGGATGCACAAAGCCCGGTGTCTTTATTCTCAATGATGCTATGGCCGCAAATATTACAAGGCATTGTTCAAATATAAACTAAAATCCTGAATTAACATCTGCATACTGCTTTTGAATTTGAAGCCATTGGGCATACGTCAAATCCTCCTTTCTTGGAATAATTAGCTCAGGGAACGTCTCCCTGATCCATTGCTGAAGGTTGTTGACTACTACGCTGAATTCAACCGTGTCAAGATTATGAAAATCTTTCGGAATTGTCTTTGTCCTCCCACCTGGATATTCAATGGTTTCAAAGAAGCGATCCATCTTGAACATATTGTCAACCTCTTTGGCTGTGTGGGCCGTGTCCGTTGCCACTATCTGAATGAGTGCCCAATAGAATTTGTTTTGGCTCAAGGATCGCACAGGGCGATTCCTTTTTATCTGGATTATATATTCCCCCGGCTTGAGTTCACGAAGCCTTTGGCCTATTTCCTTATGGCTCTTGGGGTTCCCGGCTGTGTAGGTCAGGAGTTTCATGTTCTACCAATTCTTTTCAAAACTATCGTCTTTACTTTTCTAACCAAGTTCCTCAACCACTCGTTTGTCTGCAAGAAGCAAGTCATCGAAAAAATTAATAGGAATACCATTAGCACCAATGAGGCTCCAACACTGTGAGTAGTCATGAAGTCGTCAATTTCATGACCGTAGATTATCGCCGTGATGGTGCCGTAGACGATGACAAATCCGGTGAGGATGGTGTATAGGAGGTGCTTCATTGGTTGTGTTTTTTATAAAATTCCTGTCTCCAATATTTTACTTGTGTAACCATGCAGCGAGCATAGCCAACCATTTCACCTTCAAGCCATCCTGAATCATTCTGGCTACTGGCCTCCCAACTACTGCAACACCAACTATTTTTTCCCCGTCACTTACTGCAATTTGAAACAAACTACCTATTGGTTTTTTGTGATGTCGGTGATATTGCACAATAAAGGCAAAGGCTTCGTCTTGAAAAATTGGGACAATAGACAGCAACTGTGTTTAAGGTTTATTTTCCGTGATACTCTCTATCGGTCAGCCACTTAATGTCTGATCTGCGTTTCGGTGTGTGCCCGCCGGACTTTTCCAGCAAGCCTCCATTCCAGTACTTCAACCTTCCTTTAATTGGCTTCTGTCCCTCGACAATTACAAAAAAGGTGTCGTCACCATCCCTCCTGTATCTAATCTCGGCTTTTACATCTATGACCTTCATGGTGTTTGGGGTTTAAATATACGCAATGCGTGTACTTGGTTGTTAGCAGAAATAAAATTATCCCGCCAACGCACAATCACATAATCATTCGTAATGGTATCGCTTCAATTTCTGCCGATGGAACTTTCTGTTCCTGCAATTCATTTTTGAACTCATCTACTCTTGGCTCATCTTTGTCAATCGCTACTCTTGTTATGTAGCAATGAACTTTTATTCCGCTTTCGGTCTGTCCTTCCCAAACCCTTGCTGGAACTCCGTTTAATTCTGTGATTTTTGTAGTACTTTCAATTGTAATTTTCATTTTGAATTTGTTTTATGTTACGAGCATCCCACGCTCAAAAGGGAAATTTTACATCTGCTAACAGCACCTACCAAAAAGGCGGGGCTTTCGGCTTCGTCAGAAACATTTGTGGTTAAATTATTTTTCATCTTTCTAAGTTTATTTAGTGGTTTAAATCCCGCCCTTCTGGTAGCTGCAAAACGTTAGTAGCCATTTTAAAGAACGACATCGCTAACGACTTCATTACCCCAAATATGCCACCCGACACGTTCACGTCTTGCAAACATTTCTAATCGTGGAGCATCGGAAACGGTTTCTATTAAGTCTTGAAAAAATTCAGGCTTTTTAGAGTGTTTATTTGTTCTCTTTACATTCCACCAAGTTGTATCCACTCTTTTTACTTTTGGTGCTTTGCCTTTTCTTCCAAGTAAAATAAATTCAGTTGTAGGGCAATAAACACCACCCTGTCCAGTTCCCATTGGAGTTTTACACCAAGTCAAAGTTTGGCAATATTTAAAACCCCAAGCCTTCAATACTTCAAAAGCATCAGGTAAATATTTTTGAGTAGTCCACAAATAAAGTTCACAATTTTCATCAGCTAAACTTGCTACATTCAAAGCCTTAATTTCATCAACACTCATAGTTTCGTATGGCATTGGTTCGGCTTCTTCATTATGCTTTTTGCTGAATACACTTTTTGAACTTCCTACACCCCATTTCCCATACTTCCAAGGTGGGTCTGCTACTATTGTTTTATATTTTGTCATAGTGTGTGGTAACAATTTTTAAAAACAAAAACCCACCGCACAAACGATTAGTTATTTTCAAGTTTTAATAAATCGTCTTTCATTTTGTTTGGGGTTTAAATATACGCAATGCGTGTACTTGGTTGTTAGGTG